GGATTGTGGAGTGCCGTCCGCGATCAGAATGACCGGGCCGACCGCAATGCGTTCCGGGGAAGCTGCGTTACGTGGGTAGGACATTCAGATCACTCCTGCGCCGATAACCTGCGAGGGCCGTGAGGCCCAATACGGTTTGAAGCCCCCCGCCGCCGTCTGCTGTATCTCGTTGACGAACTGCGCGCCCGGAATCTGCCGCTGGTAGAGCGTCGCTTCCGCAACGTCGTTGTGGTATGCGTCGCCAGGTATCTGCGCTTGTCTGTCAGCCATTACGCCACCGTCAGTTTGGGATCGATGTACGCCGTGTCACTCGCTCCTGCCATGCACACTACGGCATGGATGAAGCCCTTTTCCTGCGGCGTGAACGTCACGCTTAGCTTTTGTTTGACCGGCGTCGTCAGCCCAGTTGTCGTCCACGTCACTGAACTCGAAGTCTGATCTGCGGCTGTCGCCAGAATGTCAGCGGCGGCGTCATCAATGAACAGCGACAGCGGGAATCCGCTGGTTCCGAGATACTGGACTTCAATCCATATTTCCTTGTCCGTGAATGCGCTTGATGCGCCGGAACCCTGCGAGTCGTGAACGATCTCGACAGTCACAGTGATAGCTGACCCCACTGTCTCGTTCCACTGAACGATCTCAGGCGAGCGCAGAACATGGATCGGAAACTCGCCGGTTGCGGTAGTAACCATCTTCCACGCCAGAGCAGTAGTGCCGTCTGATGCTCCGCCCGTAAGAACGATGGTCGTCTCGTGCTTGATGCTGCCAACGTATTCCTCGATCCACAGACGGTAATTCGTGTCCGTGGCGTCGCAGTTATACATCTCCGCTCTGAGACCAGGAACCGTAAGTGCTGTAGAAAGCAGACTTCCTGACCACGAAGCGGGAAGTTTGCAGTTCTTGAAAATAATCTTCCCGCTACCCAGCATTGCTCCGCCTAATACCAGGTTGTTATTTCCGAGGTTCACGAAGTTAAAACCCTCGACTATCGTATCAACGGGACGGTTCGAGCTAAAGTTAAACAGGCTTGTAGGTTTTGTCGTAACCGACACCAAACTCCCGCCACGAATTCGTAGCTTCTGGTACGGGATTATTCTATGAGTGCCTATGCCATCTATATTGATCGTGCAGTCAACAAGTTCAGTCTCCCCGCCAACCGCTGAGTCGGAGCCCATCTGGATAACAGTGGCGGTCGTTGATCTGATTTGCAGGTTGCAGTTGTCATATTTCTGCTTGTGAACAGAAGTGCTGTTAAGCACCAGCGACGAGTTCCCGCCTGTCGGCCCCGGAGTGAGTTGTATCCCATACATATAGACAGACCCCGTGACTGTGAGGCCGCCATTGTTAGCGGACGAAGTTACCGTTGCGGTTGTAGCTAAAGCAGTTGGCGGTTCCGCTACATCATCCCCGCATAGCACCTGAACGGGTGCCGCGAGCGTTCCAGCGAACGCTAGAGTAATGGCCCCTGCAGTGGTCTCAGCATGAGCATCGGATACCCACAGCCTGTCGCCAGCAGTATCGATTGCCGCAACACCAGTCAGCGTGGCCTTGGCAAGCGCCCACGTTGTGCCGTCATCAGCATCGCTGCCGTCAGTTGAACGAGTGTAGAGGGTCGCCATTACTCACCTACCGCCGCTAATACAGCGGCCCACGCATCATGTGCCGGGACAAGCTTGGTGGACTTGAAAGTCGTGAACACAGGCGTCGTCATCCCGAAAGCTGTTCTCACCTGTGCATCTGTAAGAAACCCTGCGTTTATCATCTTGATCAGCCACCACGCAAGCTGAGCAAGTTGTTCACGACTCGCTGTTCTGTAGCGCTCCCGAACCTTGCTCGCAAGTTGTGCGGCGGTCTGATGCGAGAGGACAAGAGACGCAACCACGGATAACACCCGTACGCACTCCCCATCAGCGAGATCGGCTTCAATACGTGGCACACGAGCCAGCATAATCGCATTGGTGTCGGCTCCAACAGCCGAGAGATATTCAATCAAGTGCACAGCACCTCCAGAATCCGTGTGGCGCTCCGTGCAGTATTTCCTGCCGTCAACCTGAGCGTGGCCCAAAGTCAAGGTTGACGAAACAATGCTCATTGGATTACGTCCACCAGTTCCCGGCACGCCTCATACCACTCGCCGCGATTCATCTGCAAGTGGCCTACACGGCGAGTGTAGATGTCGTCCAGCACGGCGAAAGTCACCACCTGACGGCGCTGCTTCAGCAGCACAATGATCTCGTCGAGACGGGCGGAGAGGGAGGGGTCGGTCATTCGTCGTCAATCTCAACAGGTATTCGTTTGCCGCGAACCGTGACAGTCTTGCGTCTCTTGCCTTTCTTCGGAGCGGCATCCTTAATCATCTTGTCAACATGCGTGAGTAACTGTTCTCCCATCTTGTTCATGTCGCCACGCAGCGTTTCCGTGTTGTCGCGCTCCCGCATCATCTTCTCAATGTCTATGGCTTTGCCGGTCACGTCCATGATTACGTTCTGCCGGTTTTCAAGAGCGTTCTGCGATACTTCGGCCTTGAACTCAGCTATCTTCAGCATGAATTCCTTGGTGAACTGGTCTCGATCCTGCCGCTGCTCCTCCGAAAACTGCTGCTGATCAGAAGCGAGTTTCTTGGCCTCCAGCATGATCTTGGCCATCGCCTCTTCGTGCTTGGACTTCAGCTGCTGGTTTTCCTGTCCGAGTTGCTGGATGATCTTCTGCATCTCCTGAATCGCTTGCTGAACCTGCGGCGGAATCTGCGGCCCCTTGTCGGGTCGCGTGATGAATTCCTCCGGATTCTTCTTCCCGGCATCCCGATACATTGCCAACATGATCTCGTCCACGTTCAGCTTCGGAGCGAACATCGGATTGCCGGAAAAGAACGCCGTCACGTTGGCTACGTTCTTGTTGCGCTGCTCCTCTCCCAACAACCCACGAGACCCCACGACCTCGAAATGCGCGTTCTTTTGAATGTCCTTCTTGCTGGCGCGAATGAAGTCCGGCGTGTGCATCTCGTCGTTGTAGAACGTGTATTCGTCCATCTTGTCGCGGTTCATCTCGTGCTGCATATAGAGGAACGGAAGGATAGCCTGCGGTTCAAGCTGCCCAATGAACCCCATGGTCCTGACTTCCGCGCCCTGATTGGCAAGGTTCGCTGCGGTAGCTGTCTCCCGGTCTGCATCGCGCACGCCAGAACGGTTAGCCGATACGCCGAGACCTTCTTTCATCTGCTGCGTGCCAAGCGTATAAGCGTTCAGAGCGAAGGTCGGGTCTCCAATGTCCAGAGCCTTCATGCCTTGGCCCATGCTGCGCGTCCCGGTCTTGGCTCCGGGCGCGAGAATCGGCCCTTCATTCATGGCGTAGTCAGGATCGTTAGAATCGTATTCAATCGGCGGCTTCACCTTCAACTTCACGGCATCAATGAACTCGTTGGCGATGATCGTCGTGAACTTCTGAGTAGGCGACATCTTGATAATCGGAGACGAGTAATACGGGTCTCTCACGTCCTGGCGCTCGTAGCCTCCGAATATCACGTTCGGATACGGTAATTCACCGTCCGAGTAGTAGATGAGCTTGCCGTTAGCGAGAATGACCTCTGAGTTCGGCAGGTAAATGTCTCCGTCTCCGCGCTCGATGGACACGTCGCCCTTGAACTTGATAAGCTCAACGTCTTGTGTATCTTCCTCACCCTGCTTGTTGGTCTGTTTCTTGATGAGCTTTAGTCTGTCGGGCATGTAGCCGTCACCCTTCGCCCGCTCTTTCAGCTTGTATAGCGGCATGTATTCGACCAGCAACATGCTTCCGGTGTAGAACATGTTGGTTCCCAGCACGGAAGCCGATGGGTCTGGAAAGGCGTTCCACATTGAATACGGCACCCATACCGGAGAACCCAACATCCTGACTTGATCGCCCTTACGAACCATCATCTGCTTCTCGAACCTGACTTCTGCGACAAACGATCCGTGATGCAGAGATTCCTTGATCGAAAGCCTGAACCTCGCCTTGAAGCCGAAATCCTTCATCTGTTGCGACATCAGGTTCCGCAGCAGTCCGTCCGCGATCTCCTGCTTGTCGTCGTCAGAGGCGGGCTTCCCTGTTCTCGGATCGGTCGGCCACGTAAGCTCGACGTGCGGCTGAAAGAAATGCCTGTCCTGCGGGAACATGATCCGCATTACGTCATCCGTTATGATCTCGGATGCGCTCGACAACTCGCCCAATTCAAGGGCTGATTCCCACGACTGCGGTGCTATCCTTCCGCCCGGAAGAATCCGCTCCATCGGTTGCATCGCAATCTGGCGGTCAACTTCCTTCCATTTTCGCTCGTGATCCTTGCGTGTCTTGGATGACTTGCGTTCGTCGTAGACGCCCTGCACGAACTTTTCTACCTTATCCCAATCGGCGCGAGTAACCTTTCTCTTTTTCGGTTCCGCCATATCAACCCCAGTTAGACGCGCCGATGTATGTTGCCTGCTGCCTGCGTCTCACGACCTCTGTTCTGGCGTGGCGCAGCATCATGTGAGCGTGGCGGGAAGCTGAAATTATGTCGTCGTAGAGTTTCACGAGCTTCCCGTCCTTTCTGTGGTATTGACGCCGTTCACGAAGCCAGCCCTGGCAGGAGCGAAAGACCTTCCACTGCTTCTGGCTCATGCGCTCATACATATCGAGGATCGCGGCTTCTGGAGAATTCCCTCCGTCGCCTTCCTTAATACCAGGTCGCGGAGGATTGCTTGCCTTCTGCGGCAACATGTTCACCTTGGCGTCGCGGTAGGTTTTAACCAACTCGTCACCAGTGCCCTTTTCAGTGTTGAGACCATCATGCGGCCACGCTACAGGTATCCATTCTCCCCACTTGTTGATCGCGGCGGCGTGAACCGGAGGCGTCTGTTTCGATTCCGAGTATTCTGCTATCACGTAAACGATGTCCGTATCCCTGTTCCACGCCAATTCAACAGCGGCAAACGGATGATCCCAGCCGAAGTCAATCCCAGTTATGCGTGGCCAGTGGCGCGGTATCTCCATGTCGTCAACCACCAAGTCCTCATCGGCAAACGGAAACACCAAGCCCTGCCCCATCAGCGGCACACCCTTGGAACGCATGTCGCGCTCGTGCTCGGGAAACTCCTTCAACTTCTGTTCCCGATGTTCCGGCGTCATGTGCGGCGCGTCGTCCCACGTAGCTGTCACCAGCGCCTGCCCCCTCTGGATGTTGTTCATAAAGCCGTTCACGACCTCGGTAATCCCGTTCTCCGGCGTAAACGTGAGATAGATAACGGCATCACTTATCGAGAGTGTGCCGCGTATGATCTGCGACCAGATATCCGCTGGCGGTTCTTCGTCCGGGTGTATCACGTCAAAGCGAGTGCCCATGAACTTCTTGGGGCCTTGCTCGTAGCACCTGAAATACGCCTTCGACCAGCCATCGAACACGCCTTCAGTGAAATGTCTGACTCTAACGGAATCCACGGCATCCGGCACGCCAGCCTTGCGCGTAAACTTTCCGATGCAGGCGCGCGGTATCGCCCCCGTTCCTAGCTGCCGGTCGTCTCCGGGCTGGCCAAGTAGTGCCTTCTGCAAGATGTCCCGCACGGATTCATTGGTGTATCCGGCGATCAGCATTGAAACTGGGCGCCGGAACTTGTGCCCGCGCCATTCAGGAGGATAGCGACCCGTCAGGTGCAGGGCGTCCTCCATGCTGCCGCAATGCGTTTTCCCAATCCCGTTCGCACACATCAGCGCACGGGTCTGTGCGAGGCTACCTGGAGTGCGCCAGCCTTCTGCGTAGTGAAAGCGTTGCTGAAATTCGTAGGGCTTGTAATGCTCTAGCTTGTGCGTCAGGTCATAGAGTTGCAGTTTACGCAGCAGGTCTATGGTCTCGTCCAGTTTGTCTGAACTCATCTATGGCCTTGAGAATAATTCCCGCGTGTTGCTTGCGAACGTCCTTCGTTGATTCCAGATAGGCGTGCGCTTCTCCTGCCGCGCCGCCCTGCCGCGCCTCCGTGTAAGTCGCATCCTCCTTCGACTTCCCGAACTTGTAGTGCATGTGCTCGACCACGGCATCAACCGAAATCAGGCGATTGCACAACTCAGCGACGTGCACGATCCAGCCGTCGGCACCGAAGTGCCTGAACTTGTCAGGGTAGACCTCAACCAGTTTGTGCCATGTCATCGACGTGAAGCAGTGAAAGCACTTGTTGCGAGACGCTGAATACGGCCACAGCACGGCAAGCTGATCTTCCGGCATGGCCTTGACGAACTTCCTGTCCCATCCCGGCGTCCTGAATATCACGTCGTCCGCCGCGAACATGAAAAATGGCGTCTCGACGCGCTCCAGCAGGCGTCTCGCGGAAGCCGATGCGCCGATACGCGGTCCTCGAATCGTTGGTTCAGGATAACCCTTCGACGGGTCATCCTCGTCCATGTAGCTGAGAATCTGTATTTCAGATTCAGCAGTCGCCTTCGCTGAATCACACGCAGTTTTGAAGCGCTCCGGTCTGCCTCGCGTCGGTATCAAGAGCGTTACGGATTGACTCAATCACCATCTCCGGTTTGATCGCCGCCATCGCTTTTCGGCAGTGTTCGCACTTCGACTGCATCCCGCACGCCTTCCCGCCTGCGCTCAAGTTGATGTGCGTGGCGTAGCCAAGAACTTCGGGCGGCGCTAACCCACCCCATACGACGACTCCCCGTATGCCGAGAGCAGCGGCAGCATGATGTAGTCCTCCATCCGTCCCGACAAAGAGAGCGGCATGAGAAAGCATCCGAGCGGCATCTCGAAAACTATCCGTCTCAAATTGATCAACTCGTCGGAGTCGCTTGCCGATACCCTGCATAAATCGAACATCGGGGATGGCGTCAACGACTCGCTGCCAGTTATCAAATCCCCAGTCTTTGTTTCCAGCATATGAACCTTTGACGTTCGGCTCGATGTAAACGAAGCCAGACAGATGGGCATACTTGCCCTTCTCAGAGTCGGATAGAAAAATCTCACCCGGCTCGACCCTGTAGCTGTAGTTGTAGGTCTGCTTGACCTTCTGATTCGTAGCGGTGTAATCGAGGTAAGGCCGATTGCCCTTGACCTGATTCACCCACAGGCAACCAGGATAGACTTCCCTGGCTATCTTCGGATTGCCGTCGAATACTTCCGACCACCTGATCGCCGTGCCGTCTCCAACTGCGAGCGGCTTGCCGACTTTTGCGAATGCCCGCTTGACGATGCCAGTGGTGATTACGTCGTCACCGAAACCCACTTATCACAACCCCATATTCTTTCTCGATCAGCGTCAGCATTTCATGCTCGACGTGCCACTCGTGCCGGGTCGTCCAGCGCGCGCCCTTGTCGGCGCGGTCATACCACAAGAGGCCGGGGGTCAGGAGGTTGTCGAATCCGACCAGAAAGATTTTCACAGGCCGGAGCATTGCACAGGCGAAGATAATTGTAGAAAGACCTAGCGATGGGTTTGGCGTCTCCTCCTTCCGCAGTGCCTTGAACTTCTCCAGCCACGGCAGGTAAATTTCCATCGGAATCCGCAGCGGAGCCTTCGCCCGTTCCTTGAACCGTTGCTCCGTTATCTTCGACCATGTTCCCCTCTTGGGCTGCGCCCAGTATTCAATCGGCACACGCTTGTCGTCAAGCATGATCGGCATCGTTTCTGTGCTGGAACACAGGTAATCAATGCGCCTGCCGTAGTCGGTCTTATCCTGCCACGACGGATTTTTCAGCCTGATTACCGGGTGCTGGTCTATCCGCTCGCCCCAGCCGCGCCCCTTTGGGGAAGCACCGTGTCCGATAATCGTTAAGGTTTCGATAGACTCTGGCTGATCCATACCACGGCGTCCTGCCGGTTTCTCCGCAAAGCCACTTCCACGGGAATATGTTTCCGGCCTCACTCAGGCTCGTCACCGGGTCTGCAACGACGACATGCGTTTCCTTGCCCATCGCCGCCGAGAAGTGAGCCGCCGAAGTCGATACCGTCACCACCTTGTCGAGATTCGCCAACAGGCCGAGTATGCCTTCGATGTCGTCTCGCAGGTCCAGCTCGTCCGGGCGTTCAACGTCCTCGTCCCAGGCTTGGTCATATTGCAGGCTGACGGCCCCCGGGTGCATGGTGATCAGTGCCTTCTCCTGACCCTGCCGGCCGCGCCAACTGATACCGGTGCGCCCGCGGTAGGCAGCGAAGCGATCGACCTGCGCCGGATCGGGCGTGATGTAGGGCGTGCCGGGGAAGTGCCGCAGCAGCGACCGCCACATGCGCGGCAGGTCGCCCAAGCTCATCCAGGCGGTGACTTCCGGCGGCATCGCCTGTTTCACGCGCTTGGTGCCACGAGTATCCGCCGCAACGGTCTCGATGCCAAAACTGCGGCTGAAAACGCTCCGCATCTTCGGTTGGCACTCGAATATCAGGCGGTCTGTGCGCCTGGCGGCATCCGGCAGGCAGGACGAGAAGAACACCTCGTCGCCAATCCCCTGCTCGCCCACGATGTAGAGGCACGGCGTATGCACACCGTTCCACGGCTTCAGGGGCTTGAACGTGTCCGGGTTGTGCCAGAGCGTTGCCGCCCAGTTATCCCGGTATTCCCATCCCGACCAGTCGGAATAGTCTCCCAGCATCATGCGGGCTTCGCAGCGCCACCACTTCTGCTGCTCGGTCTCGTCTTGCGGGATGAACAACTCACCACGGCGGTAAGCGCGGGTAAGCGTCCTGATCGCTGCGTCTTTCTTGAGCTTGGATGCCTGCGGGCGTTCCAGCAGGAGTTTCAGGCACCGATAGTCGATTTCTGCGGCTTTCGTAAGGCCAGAGCGCGCCAGCATCAGGCGGCGGGCATATGGGTCTGGTTTTGGGTCAGCAGCCGAAGGCATGGAATGCAGGTGTAGCGGCCATTGTATTCGCCTTCGAAGCGGTCAGTGTAGGCAAACGCCTTGCAGACGTGGCAGCGAAGGCTCATGTCGATGTGCTGCTCAATTTCGCTGTAACTGAGATCGTCTTTCACGGTCAGTATTTGGGCTTCGCCGCCTTCTTCGGCTGAACCTGTTTTTTGTTCCCCGGCTTTGCCTCTTTCATGCCAGCGATCGACACGCTGATGCCGTGACGGCGGCCCATTTCGGCCATCATCTTCTTCACGTCGGGTTTTTTCATAAATTTCCTTCGAATCACTCGGTAACCACCAGATATCCATACCCCATCAACCAGCTTCCACTTGTTTTGCCTGCCGGGGCTGACGTAACTACCGATCTCGCCGTTAGAAGGAACCGGAAACCCGTCGCCATACATGTGAACCGGGACAAACCCGGTTTTCGGTGGTGTCACTCTACCCTCCCACAGGGTAGCAAACGGTTTCCCGCATCAATCTGCGCGACTTATACACCCGACCTTCAAGAAACGCAACCCGGTTCGCCATCGCAAGCCGCGCCGAGGCCACTTTCTCACCCAAATCATCCCGCCGACACCCCAATTTCCTGGCAATCCACTCCAGCCGCCAGTGCCGAAAAAAATACACCCACTTGATCGCGTTCCTCTGCCCCACCGTCAACCCCAAATACGCCCGGTTCAGCAGCAAAGCATCCACCAAATCGACCTCCCGGCGCTCACCAACCGGATGCAACACCGATTCCCCATAATCCCCCCACCCCGTCTGGCATCCAACACCCTGCTTCGATACATACCCGGACTCAATGCTGACGCATTTAACCCCCGCAATTCCACCCCCGCCACTAGACCGGCACCACCTCAGCCAGTTCTCAAAACGAGAATCGAAATCAGCCATAACGCTCCACGTGGAACCAAATCATGCGCTCAAACCACTTCAGGAAGGCCCGCCAATGGCCACCAAATGCGCCAGAATCGCACGAAAGGCATCAGTTGATGGTAGGGTAGCCAAAACGAAAAGAAATGCGCCTGAAAGCGTTTAAACAAGAAAATGGGCAGAAAAATGCGGGGAGGGGATAGGAAAATTCTTCTGCTGTGCGTTGGGGGGGGGTGCCTGCCACCTCCGGCCTGGGCTGGCTCGGAGTCGAGGGGCGATCTACACTCACAGCGCCCTAGTCAGTAGCCACACAAGGGATCGAATAGGTCACTTAGTGCCTTGTATTTCAACGGTATTGTCTGCTGGCAATGCACCAGTTGCCCCCATAGTTGCCCCCGCTGACACCTGGCTTGGCGCCGCAACCGGTATCCCAAGCTCGCGGGCGATGCTGGGATCCTGGATCAAGAGGCGCAGTCTGGCGATCAGATCGGAGCGTGAGACGCCATCGAGCGGGTCGGGCACGGTCTGCTCCACGGCGGAGAGTGTGGGGACGATGCGCGACAGAATGACCTCGATTGACTTGACCTGAGTCGCGTCGAGGTCTATCTCCCCATCGGCATGTTTTTGCAATCGATTCATCAGCATACTTACGCTAATTTTATCGCGCCATGATTCAGTGAGTTCTACCTTGCCGGTGCGTGCTGCCATGTGCGCTTTTTACGCCCTTCGCCTCGAGGTGTCAAATCGTGGGCTTATCCTCGTCCCAGTCCTGGCCTGGCTCTCGGGTATCGTATGCGGCCATGGTTGGCCAGTGTTCGCGGAGCCATGCCTTGCGCTTAGCGATGGTCTCGAGGCCGAGGTTGCTGGCTGTGCGCTCTGCCTTATCGTGGTGGTAGATGCGGTAATGGGCGTCGCAGACGTTGAGCCAACCGGTAGGGGTACGGAGCTTGCACATGGACTCGGTGCCGCATCCATCGTATCCGCAGTCTGCGCGTGGCTGACGGGTTGGCTCGAGGTGATGCTTGGTGCGCTCGCGCCATCCGCAGGGGCAGGACTCGGCTGATTCTGGCAGGGGATTCTGGCAGCGTGGGCACTGGCTCACTTGGGTTCCTTGACTTCGAATAGTCCGGCCCATCCGTGGAATGCTGACTGGGCGAGGACTGCGGCAGGGTGATGGCCTTGACGCTGAAGCTCGGCGAGCTTGCTGCAGGCCATGCGTTTTGCCCAGTCGGTAGGCGGGTTACGGCGCTTGGTACGGGCCTCGATCCATGCTTGCCACTGATCGGGTGGTATCCAGTCGGGGAGGTCAAAGCCGTTTTTTGCGGTGCGTGGCGTTGTAGTTGTTTTTTGTATCTGCATACTGCATCTGCTTACTGCATGGGCTAACTTTGCTAACTGCTGCTTACTCTCGCCGGATTCTCCCTTGAGCTTTTTTCGCCTTTCCCTCATCAGGTTCGCCATGTATTCCCGGCGTTCATCCTGGCTTCGCATTGCCCGGTACTTGTCGTGGTTCACAATCT